TTGTAATCCTGCGAATTCGTGCTAAACTGTACATGTCTAGGCGGTGTAGGGTTTTATCGGTTTTTATCGTTTTATCCGGCGTAAAGCGCCGCCCCTCACCAACCCTACCGCCTAGACAACGGACCGGATACGTGAGAGGCGGCGTTTTGCGATTAGAGGCGGGGAAGTCCATCACGGACTCACCGCGGGAGGTTGGGATGAGCGATAAATTTACTCAGGATTTCATTGCGCAACAGCGCGAATTGGCGAGCGGGTCACATTCACCGGCGGGCGAATTTGCTGGCGCGGATAACAGCGGCGGCATCGTCGGGTGCAATGGGTATCACGAGGAAAGCGACGAATACGAATACTACCAAATTGCGCAATGTGGCACGAGGGAAACCGCCGAATACCTTGCGGCGGCAGGCAGGCACTACCCCGCTGCGCTGGACGAGATTGACTCCCTCCGCGCCCGCGTAGTTGAGCTTGAATCGCGGCTCGACCTGGAAACCGGCAACCTGTATGACGTGGTTGCGCAAGACAACGAACGGCTGCGCGCCCGCGTTACAGAGCTAATCAAGCAATGCAATGACGTATACGCCGCCAGGCTGGACGCCGAGGCGCGGCTGCGGGACGCGAACGAGGACGCGGAACGGCTGGCGAAGTTGGTGGCCGGTGCTGTTTTCTCATCGCGGATGGGTTACGTTGAAACCGACGCAGGCGCAACGGCCTACCGCTTACACCGCGCCCGCATTTTGCCGAAACAGGAGGCCAACGAGGATTGACATGGACACGCTGACAACTGCCGTAATCAACGCACTACGCATGATACAGGGCTGGGACGGCAACATAGAATCAATCACCGGCCTGCTGGATGAAATCCGAGACGAGTTGGAGCGCGGTTTGGGCGCGGTCGCAACCCCGCCTGAAATCACGCCTGAACAACAGGGGGACATCGATGATACGCTTGGAGCTTTGGGACTACCGAAACGGGAGGAGAAATGAGCGCGATGCCCTATGTTGAATCTAGGCGCGGCGGAATGTCGCCGGTCGTAAAGTTTTTCATCGCGGCAGTCATCATTTTTGCGGCTTTCAAACTGGTTCCGCTGACCTTCGGGAACGTGAATGTGGACGTGGCTTATAACGAACACGCCGCGTTGCACACAGAAGCGGACGCGATTCGATGCAGCAATGAAGTGCAAGCTGTATTTGTCAACAAGTCGTGCGAACGCTACAACGTGCTGAAAAAATTGGACGATGGGCGCGTTGGCGATCACGTGCTACAGCCGTGCAAGCGGTTCGGGTTCGCGCGGCTGTTGGAGATCACCACTTATGTAATCGGCGGCGGCAGCCTGGAAGAAGCAATAGCCGTGCTGACGGCGAAGGGTTGCACGCAAGTGTGGCCGTAGTAGGAGGGTGAGATGAACGATACTTGTAATCACAGCGAAGCCGAAAAGGATACGGCGATTTTTGACGGGATTTGTCCATTGTGTCTACGGACGGCATGGCGCAAGGAAGGTAAACGCGCCGCAGAGCTGGAGGCTGAAAACAAGCGGCTGCGAGAGGCGTTGGGCGAAATTATTTTCAAGTGCGGGCTTGCCGGGATGGGTAACGTAAGCGGATTGGAGATTACGACTATGGCGCAGAAGGCGCTGAAGGGCGGTGACTTATGACCCGCGATGAAATCATGGCGTTAGACGGCGACGCGCTGCGGTTGGCCGTGGCGCAGGCGCTGGGGTATGCCAAGATTCGTGAAATAGACGGTGACGTTATGTGGGGACGCCTTATTCGTCAAATCGGCGGGTTTACTGAGTATGAACAGGTTCAGATTCGCGATTGGCCGCACGACAAACTCGCCGCCATTGACCTGCTGGATAGCATGACGTACCCCGGCGAGGATACCCGCGTTGAGTACATCATCATCAAGGAAACGTGCGGCCACCTTGACAACATCGACCCGCTGCCCGCGCCGTATTACGAAGTTGAAATCTTCGGGCGTAACCCTGTTCACGGCGACGACTACGAGGCCACCGGCGACACCCTGGCGCTGGCCGCGACAAGGGCGTGGCTGATGAGAGAATCGTCATTGTAATTATTGCAATCTGCCGTATAATGAAAACGGAGGGATAACACATGAACAATAAACGGATGCTACTCGTTTGCCTGTCAATGCTCGCGCTCGCCGCGCTGCTGTTCGTCGGCGAGCCGGTGCTGGCCGATACCCATGGCTTGACTACGGCTATCCCGTTGTCAACGCCGACCAATGACTATTCACAATTGAGGGATACGCCGACGCCCGAATCATGGGCGTACCCGCCGCCAGTGGAACAGCCGACAGAATGGGCGTATCCCGCGCCGGGGCAGGTCGTGAAACACGCCGGGGCCGTGAAACATCAGGCGCGATACACCGCCGGATTGCAGGTCATAAAGTAGTGCGCAAAACCTTAGCGAATCCCTGAGCGTTTGCACACATTCCGCGAATTCACGCGAATTTAAGGAGTCGCGCTCCGAGTTTTCATTCTAGTGATAATACTATCAACAAAAGTGATACCACTTCCGCGCACGAAAGTAGTATCACGAATATAATAATCGCGGTTGTTTTAATAATCATTAAATAATAAAATCACTGTACTTATCGAAAAGTACAGCGATTTTTGTTTAATGCGAACCCGCCCCATTCAAATAATCGCTGTTATTTTTGTATAACGCATTTTGCAAAATCTGTTAAACAACAAAATGAACGCGCTTACTGATAAAGTGCATTCATTTTGTTTTAGATAATAGACATTGCGTGTCTATTATTGGTTACCACAGCCCCGCTTCCACTCCATTTATAGAACGTATTTACGTGACATATGTCATATTGTATTTACGTCAATACTGACTATACTGTATATATCAAACGAGATCAGACAGACACAAGAGGAGAGCAGAAATGACCATCAATAAATCGGAAATCAAAAACAAAATTACATCCCTAATCAAGGGAGAAACGACCTCAATTAGCTCCGATGAAATCGGAAAGCCCGCCGGGTTTGGGATCATCATCCAGCGCAACAAATATCAAAACCAGTACCCGACCTTTACAGTGTCCCAGTGCGGGGACATGATCGGACAAAACATGAGCACAAACGAGGTTGTTGATTTCGTGGCTCGCGAGTCTGGAATCTAACACACCGCCGGGGCCAACCACCCCGGCCCGGTCTACCGCTAAATCGCGGTACTGATGAGGCCCAGACAGGCCGAAACCGGAGGGGAATAAAATGGCACAAAAAACTTTGACGATCAAAGGGAAGCGCTTCACCGCGAAGCAAATCGCGGCCATGTTTGACAAAGACAACATGACCAACGGGGATGACTATATCATCACTATCAACGGGCGCAAACACTACGGCAATTACCGCCAGAAACAGGATGATTATTTTGCCCCAGTCTGTGACAAACGGGACGCCAACATGATCGCGCTCATGCCGGACAATGGATTGTTTACGTGGTCAATCTGGCTATGGTTGTGAGGTAACTATGCCAAAATATAAACTTGTTGATGTTGGCGGAGGCCATCAGCGTCGCGCCCCCACCACAGACGACGACCCGATAGGGCGCGAGGCGTGGGAGTTGTCGGGGAAGTGGGAAACGAAACCAGGCAGGAAGCCGAAATCATCCGGGGCCAAAATACCAGTAAATCTACGATTGCCGCAGGAGTTGGTTGACTGGCTACGAGAGCAACCGGCCGGAATAACCGGGACAATCGAGGGGCTAATTGAGAGAGAAAGGGCCGGGTAACCGGCCTTTTTTATTTACGCCACTCCACCCGCGTCTTGTCGATCATCCGTTGCCACGTCCACAACACGGCGCGGTTGTTCTCGAAGTCAGGCCGCCAGCCCGCCATGACCAACTGCCACAGGTAGCATTGATTGCACACGCCGACGGTGAGGGCGTGCCAGGTCACGAAGACACCTCAATCACAATGTCCCCGTTATCGTCATATTTCGTGGTCATAAAAATATTTTTACTGCACCCGTTTTCTATGTCATAAGGAACGTGAATATATAATTCTTCGCTCCCCTTGACGATGACGATCCCCGTAAGATCGTTATAGATATTCAGGTGGTCGCGCAGAGATTCGTCACCCATGTAGAGGTTGTCAATAATACCCGCCTTGAAATGCGCGGAAAACTTTTCGCATTGTTTCTCTCGAATGAATTGACCGGATGCGTTGATAAAAACACTATCCGTAATCTTGTCGAGATAAACCGACAACACGTCATCTGGCGAGATTTTGAAACACGCGCAATTTTCAAATACTAACTCAATGCGGTCATATTCTGGTTTCACACTTTCCCCCAGTCTGTCATTGGAGCGCGTCGTACTTGTGACACTCAAAGACCGGCGTTGTAACGTGGTTTGCTATGTCGTACTCGTAAAGTCCCTGCGCAATCGGGCAGTTTTCCGGCGTTCCCGGCTTGAAAAACACGCACCCGTTGTAGCACAAGCACCGTTGCGAATGTTCGCCCTTCTGTGACGAAATAACGCTAACCTCAACATTGTGGTGAATGTATTTCTCGGTTTCCTTCATTTCAATCCTTTCTAATTATGCTTTCGCCCTGTACACGAATCGCGGCCTGCCGTTGGTGTCGCGCACCTTGACGCGCACCAACTCGCCCGCCGCCGCCTTGCTTTTCAGGATGTTCTCCGCTTGCCGCGCACCAATGCCAATCTTCGCGGCTAATTGTTCCTTGTCAATATCCCCCGGCTGTCGCGGCTCAAGATACAACTCCGCCGCCAGAGCGTCTAACAGTTCGGATTCTGTCATGCTTTTATAACCCTCCTCCCATCCGGTTGACCAAAATATCTGCAACGGCTGTCATCTAACCGCGTCCCATCCATCACGAACCCGCCAATATCGGAGCGCACGCGATTGGATGCCACCTTCCAGCCGTACTCGGTTTTCAACTGCCAGCTAGGGGTGCAGATCACCCGCGTTCCCGGCAGCTTCACGCCCGAGTCATCGATGATATGGTTATGTCCGCGCCAGATGTAATCCGGTGGACGCATCCCCTGCGCGGCGTAATCCAGCATGACCTCGGCCCCAACCCCGGCGGCGGCTGATGTCCAGTCGCGGCGTCCGGCCCTGCCGTGGTGCGCGAAGTCGTGGACCTTACCGTCAAGGTCCAGCGTCAATTGTTGGGCGTAGACCGCCCCTAATCGTTCGTAAATCCAAACTTCATCACCGCCCGCCGCGCCCACGTGGACGCCCGTACCCAACACGCCATACATCCCGGCGCACGAATCCGCAATCGGGCGTAACAGGTCAAGCGCAATCTGTATTTGATCGTCAACCTCTTGCACCAATTGCGGCGAGTTGTGATGGTTCCCGTCGATCAAGTCACCCATCAGCACGACAATCAGGCGATTCTTGCGCCCCACAAGCGAGCGCACGTAATTCCAATAGTCAACCCATCCCTCGTATAACCACGCCTGTAATTTGTTGGCGTGTACCAGTTGTTCCTCTCGCGTGTCGCGTTGGTGGATCGTGAATTTGTCAGGAGCGAGCGCGGTATTGCCGCCGATGTGTAGATCACCGATAATCGCAGTAATGGTTTTGGCTGTCATTCGCCCCCTAGTATTCGTAACCGACGATTTCCAGCCACGCATCAAGAGTACCCGCGCCGCTGGCTGCGATTTGAAAGTAGATGTCGCCGTTTGCATCGCATGGACACCGGCCCTCTTTGCTGTCCAGCGCGTCATTCGTCACCTTATCGCGGTAGACTTCCACGGCCACGCTATTCGCCGTGTTGTTTGGCGACACCCCAAAAAAGCACGTTGCCGCCGCGCTGCCCAGGTCACGCGCAACCAGACGCACGTCCACCGCCTTGACGTTGGCTGGAACCCCGGCAAAGACCGTACTCAGGTCAATCACGGTTTTTGCGGTCGTGCTATGGGCGTCGCCATCCCATGACGTTGAGGTCAGCGGCGGATTGAAAGGGTGATACCCGGTCGTGAACCAGTCGGGGAACCCTTGCGGCGTTGCGGCGTAACTCAGATAATTCGCCGTGATGGTGTCGTTGACGAGCGAGTACGTCCCGCCGCCGGTCACGGTCAGTAGCGTGTAGGTGCTGGGGTAGGTGGCGGAGAGAACGCGGAAGTATTTCACGGTCGTTTGCGTGAGCTTTAGCAGTGTCCCGGCCGGGTATTCGCTCCGCGCGTCAACGCCGGTAATGACGATGGTCGTGGCGCTGCCGTATAACCACGTCCTGCCAGCGGGAATCCAACCGTCATTGATCTGCGTCCAGCCCAAAACCACCGGCTTCATCTTGTTGAACAGCCGTTCCAACTCGCGCATGTTATCCATCACAACCCTCCCTGATAGCGGCCCGGAACGTCGCGCGGCGTAATGCGCAGCCCACCCGACTGGCTCCACTCGACCTCTTCCATGAAAATTTTTGTGATGTCCGCCAGCCGCGTCGTGTCCACCGATTGCGGGATAACGTCCTTCAGCCGCAACCATTGCCCGGCCGTCACCATGTAGGGCGGGATTTTCACGCCGGTGAAGAAACTGACCTCCCCGCTTTTCAGGTCCACCGTTGGGATGGGCAGCTTGCGCCGCGCCAGCGCCCCGTCGCGGGCCTGTTCTGCCAGCGCCGCGCTCCCCGCCGACAACGTGATGGCCTCGCTTTTCTGTCCGTATGCCGCCACGGAAGCCGCATCCGTAACCACCGCCGTGTTATGGCTCTCGCTCGAACCCGGCGCGGTCCACACCGCCCACAATTTGTTTGTCATCGTGTCCAGGCTCGCCCCAAATTCGATCTTTCCGGTCAGCACCAAATCCGCGCTTGCGCTCGACGTGGGTTCGGCATACACGCGCAACCGGCGTTGGTCGTTGACGCTGCATAGCAGACGCTTCCCGGCGGTGGTTCCGGCCTGCAATAGCTCCTCGATTTCTTCCATGCCCCGGCGCGTCCCGTCGCGCGTTTCCGGGGTGTTGATGCCCGAAGCGTCGTCAATGTCCACCGCCGTGATGAACGGCGACATATTGGTGATGATCGCGCTGATCTGCGTGGTGGTCGCGACGCTGTTGGTTCCCGTGTTCAGGTAGTAACGCCAGCTAACGCGCTCCCACCATCCCCGGCAATACAGACGCGCCCCATCGTCGCCGCCCTTGAATTCATGCACGTAGCCCCACCAGCACGCCCGCCCCACATCGTCGTAGATCGTCACCGGGCAGCCCAGGTACTCCGCGAACTCCCACAGGTCCGCCGCCCGCCCGTCAACGCGGATTTCAGCCCGGCGCGGCCCGCCGATGGCGTTGTTGCTCATGCGCTCTACGCTGTAGGTCACGTTGGGTTTGATGACGCGCGTGGTGTAGTCCAGGTTGGTAAAGACCGGGTTTAGCTTCATAGCGGCAGGCTCCAACGCGGACTATAGGAACCTTCCAGTTTGTTCCAATGGCCGATTTCAGCCGTTCCGGGCGTCGATGTCTGCGCCAGGATTAGCAGCATATTATAGTCGCCGGGGCGTAACATCAACGCGGTTTTCCCGTTGGCCGTCCAGTCCATCACCGGGAAATTCCCGAAGGAATTCAGGCGGTATATTTTTTCGTATCTACCCACGATGTATAAATAATCGTGGTCCCCGGCGTTGACGATTCCGGTAAATTCGGCGTAATCGCCCCCGAAAAACTGGATGAAGTCCAGCCCGATGGTTTCGGATGACGCCGTTGTGCGTTGCCCTGAAATGACAAGGTTTCCATCGCCCCACCCGAAAGATGCCCCCGGCGGCATGTTGACGACGCCCAAGTCCTGAATGATGTTGGTGTTCGGCAGGGTGAATTGCGGACCCGCCCAAACCGTAGTCGTTCCAGATTTGAATTTCAGTCTGAATTTTACGTTCGCCAGCGACGTGTTATTGCGGAACCGCGCGATGATGTGATAGGGTGCCCCCCCCAGTTGTAAGAACGTGGTTGCGCTTGCAATGTTGGCGGTAAACATATCCGTTTCGTCGCTCGTGGACAGCGTATAGGTCGCCGCCGCGCCGCCGGAACAGGTGGCGTCCGCCGTTCCCGAAAAATCACGGTAGTAATTGGCGTTTGAAATTACATCGTAGTGCGGAGTCATTGCGCTAATGAAATACTTACTCACTGGAAGCGCCGACCCGCCGTCTATCTCGTTTCTAATCCACAGGGTCATCGGCGCGGGTAAATCGCCTTGAATATCCGCCGGGTTGACATAAGCGTAGTTTTGTCGCAAGGCGGGCGCGGTCCCGCCGCTATCCGCGCAGTTGAGCAGGTTGATTCCATCGGTTGCGTTCGCCGTCCCGTTCCCGTTGTAAAACGGGATGAAGTTAGCCGTTCCGCCCTCGAAGTACCCGGCGCGAGTGATGTTCAGCGTGGCCGGGGTACGATCCCCGGATGACAACCCCGCCTGAACACTTTCCTCGGTAACAGATAACCGCCCGTCACGAATCGGACTGGTGCGCCACGCGCTCGCCGTGCCTGCGCGTACCATCAATTCCACCTGATCGCCGTACCCGTTTTCATCGAACTGCCGTGCGCAATCCAGCATTTTATTGATGCTGTTGATCGTCAGTTGTACGGCGGACTGTGACCCCGTTAGTTGCAACGGGATGCTTTCCGTAATATCGTCAACGCCGTTTCCCGCTTTCGGACTATACCAATGTGTCAGCGTGATCTCGGAGCCGTTCAATAAGCTAGAGCCATACCGATGCCGTGATAACTTAATTTCCAATGGACTCGCCATTATCTGTTCCTCCGCACTATTTCCTCAATCTCCGCCGCCGCCTCTACGTAGTCAAGCGGCGTGTTGATGATCTGCGTCACTTTGATCGTCGCGCCGCCCCGCGCACCCGCCAGGGCGTCCTTCGCTTCCTGCTCGGTGAGGACATACCCCGGCTGTTGGATCATCACTTCGTTCTGTCCCGACGTGGTGCGCCAGTCAGAGATGGTCATGCCGGGGTAGACGGGGCCGCCGGAGGCGCGCGCGACGTTCCCGGTCCCGTTATCAAGTGACCAATCTTCCACAAAATTAGCGGGCGCGTTTGACGTTCGCCCCGGTGATCGATCGCCCGTTTCAATGAAATTCAGTCGTACGTCGATGCTTGTCGGCAGGTTGCGTAGTCCGCTGTCCATGTCGGCGATGAGCTTCTTGGCGTCATCAAGTGAAACGTTCAGCGTTTCGCTAACGCTTTTGGCGGCGTCATCGGCGGTAATCTCTCCCATCTTCACTTTAAGGGATTCGCTACCGACAAACGCCTCGCCCAACATGCCTTGTGCCTGTTCCGGGGTGATTTTCCCGGCGTCGAACGCGGCGATAATGTCGTCGGTCATCTTCTGCAACGGAAGGCCGCCCGCCAGTTGGAATTTCAGGTCGTCCAGCGCGCTGACGATCTTGTTCCCGAATTGCGGGTCGATGTCATCCAGACCGATAATTTTGGTTTTCAGGTTTTCAGTAGCCGCCGCCGCGTCGTCCGATGCGGGTACGATGCGGTTTACTTCGTCGTTATAGGTCTGGACTTTGATACTTCCGTTTTCAACGGCTGCTGAATAAGCGTCCTGCCGTTCGGTAAGCATCTCTTGATATTCGCGCGCCCGCTGATTTTCCTCTGCGAACTTCGCCGTGCGTTCGCGTGCCTCTTCGATGACGGCGTTGCGCGTGGCAAGCACCTCGTTCATGTCTTTTGCCGCCAGCGTGCCGTCCTGTTGCGCCCGCGACCATCTGAACTCGGCCTCTGTCAGCAACCCGAGCGATTTACGCGCCTTATCGTACCCGCCCGCCGCATGGATGAATTCAGGCGTCATAATGTTCGCCAACTTGATGGAGCGCTCCATTTCGGCGTTGTATTCGTCGTAGGATTTCGCCGAAGTGCGAACCGCGCCCTCGTGTTCCTGAATGACGCCGACCATTCCCTTTTCCCACGTCATCATCCCATTGAGCGCCGTGATAACGCGGTCTGCGACTGGAACAAGGCGCATCTTCATCTCGGTTGAAAGATTCGCGACGTTGGCCTCAAAGGTTGCGAATTTTCCAGCCGTTGTGTCGGCCTTGTCGCCAACCTTCGTAATTTGTTCCTCTGCCTGTCGCAAGAACGCCTCGGTGAACGCCTTATTCGCGTCCATCCCGGTCGCCTTCAGCGCGGCCACCTTCTCATCGAACCCGTCCACGCTCACGCCTAGCGCGTCGAATCGCATGGTGGTCTGGTTGGTCAGCGTCAGCACCAACTGGTTCATGTCCATGCCCAGCGCACCGGCCACGCGTGTCAACCGCACCACTTCCTCGCGCGACTTTGCCAGCCCCAGCGCCATGAAATCGCCCGCGCTCCCCATCAACGTCATGTCGCTGACCGTGCCGCGCGTGGCCTTTTTCAGGTCGCCAAGAAGAACATCGGAAGTCGTCCCGATGCTCTCAGCCAGCCGTTCGAACTTGCCCTGCGCGAATTCAAGCGCCGCGCCTTCCTTGGCCATGTCGTAGGTCTTTTTGAGCGCCAGACCGAAGCCGCCGACAATTGCCGCCGCCGGAAGTAATGAAGATTTGAATTCGTCAAACTTGTTCTTGACGCCGGTCAGCCCGCCCTCCATTTTTTTGGCGGCGGCTTCCGATTGCCTCATTTCGTTCCGAACGGCTTCCAATTGATCGGCGGCTTGCCCCGCGCTGATCTTGCCCGCCTGAAACTCGCCTGTGATTCGCTCGACGGACTGCGCGTATTTTGCGTTTTCCGGGGTGGACGCGCGTAGCGCTCCAATCCAGTCATCTGTGATCGCGCCGGTCTGTCTGAAATCGGCCCCGAGGCGGGTCGCGGCGTCGGCGGTCTTTTGCATGTCGGCCTTCGTTTGCCCGAGCGCCGTTTTCGCGTCCGCCAACCCGCGCTGTAGTTTTGTCGTATCCGCACCAATCTCTGCGTATAAACTTCCGATGCGTCCCGCCATTATTTACCGCCCTTCCCCGCTAGAAACGTCGCGCGCCTTCGCGCCTCAGCGATGCCCTTGCTACGCCCGTCTGTGATCTGTATCCATTCGTGTAACCGGGAGAGTGGCAGAGCCTCCACGTATTCGAGCGACCAATGAAAATGCTCTGCCATCTCCCAGATGATCTGTTCCCACGGCGCAGGCTTACCGTCGGCGTAGTTGAAGTAAACCCGCTTGCCTAGTTTGGGTCGCTAAGTGGACTGTTCGCCTTGGCGAAATACCCCGCTACTAACCGGCGGTAAAATTGCCACGTAAGCCCGCGAATCCATTCCACCGGCTGCCCGGTCACTTTGGCGAGAAACCCATCGTCCTGGTCTTCCAGCATCGAACCCTTCGCGAACTTGCGGTGTTCGGTGACGGTCACGGCTTCCACGTCGAAAGTGATTTCAACGTTTCCAATTTTCAAATCGCTCATGGTCTACCACACTCCATAAGTCGGGTCGCCGTTCGATTCCCAACTGATGTCATAGGTCACGACATCGGCGTAAGGAACCGAGCGCGAGATACCCAGTGACAGCGCGGGCAGGGTGGTTTTCGGCTTTCCGGCCACAGAACCGGCTTCGCCGAAAATCAACGTACCCACGACGCCAGCCGCCAGCGCGGTAATCAGCGCGGTACCGTCCGACTGCGCGGTCATCGACAGCGCGGCAGTTGCCGACTTGAAAGACGCAATCTTGCGCCGGGTGGCGTCGCTGCCAGCCGTGGCGTCGATGGTTTCAATGGATTCGTTGTACGAGAAGTTGCGGTTTTCAGCCGAAATTACCAACGTCCCGCCGCTCCAAATCCAATGCGCGAATAACGCGCTTCCCGCAAATTCGTTGTTAGCCATTTCTCAAACTCCTTATCAAACGATGCGAATACGGTAGATTGCGCCAGCCATGTACACACTCACCCCGGCGGGCGTTGTTTCCTCAGACTCCAAGTCCGTTTCACGCGCCAGCCAGAAGCAATTCCAGCCAGTCACGGTCATACCCTTGCGGTGTAATAGTGCGCTCACCGCCGCGTCAATGTCCCCGGCGGCCTTCGCGCTTGCCGCGTAGCCCCGGATGAAATACACGTAATCCCGCGCGTCATCCGGGTGGCTGTTTTCGGGTCCGCCGCCCTGCTTGTTGAAAACGACGTAGGGCAGGGGTGCGTTATCCGGGGCCTTGTGGTGGTAGACCGCCGACCCGCCCAGCAATGTGGTGAGCGCCGTTCCGCCGGTCAACGTGCTGTAAATCGCCGCGCTCAACTCGTTCATTCGACTAACTCCTTCCACGCCGCGCCGCTGTTGTACTTTTGCGCCACATGCTCAACGGCGGGCGTCAGAAAAGGATGAGCAGCGACAAACCTTTGACATCCTGACGTTTTACGAAACGGTCTTGTCAGGTGTCCGAACTCAACCGCTTCGGCATAATCTACACACGGGCCGACGTTGGCGATAATGTTTCCGGTAGGGACTGGAATTGGAGAAGTGGTTACTTTTGGATTTGCCGCCTTTGCCGCCGCGCTCGCCGCCGGGTATCCGTTGTAATCATCTGTGACGGTGCAGTGGCTGCTTTCGAGCGCGGTAGTTTGCTTTGGAGCGAGTTGTTTCGCTTCCGATTCAATCTCGAAGGCGATGCGCTTCCCGATTTGTTTGCGCGTCCAATTCAACTTCCCCGCTATCTTGTCCAACTCGCGAGTATCCAGCTTTACCTCATTCACTCGATCACCTCCAACACCACCCGCGTCGATCCCGCCCACGACTTCCCGGCGTCCACGGATTTCACCGAGTACGTCACCGCCCCAATCTTGACGCGGTTTTCGCTCGTGAGCGTCACGCCATGAGGCGCGGTAAACTGGTAGCCATGCCACGGTTGCACCGCGCCGCCGGTCAGCACTTCCCCGCCGCGTAGCGGGTCGATGCGACACAGGCAGGTCGAGGCCGTTCCCCAGGTTTCCGAAAGCCCGCCGTACCCATCCGGGGAGTAGGTGACGCTCAGGATGTAGGCGGTATCAGGTAACAGCGCGTCAAGGTCGGCGCGTAATCTTTCCAGTTCGCCGGTGTCCATCAGCAATCCCCCCGTTCCATCGTCACCGATGACGCCCCGCCCATGGATTCGTAGTAACGCGCCTGTTCGCGGCATTGCGCCACAAGTTGAGAGCGTTTCAGGCTGTGGTTATCGGTTGAAATGTCGTAAGCCGTGGCGTAGTGCGATGCCTTGCGCTTCCACACGTCCGCCGCCGCCATTTCGAGGTTGTACGAGTTCGCCGTGATGAACCGTGAAGCCGCCGCCTGGTCAGTGGTGAACACGATCACGCTCCGCGCCCGGTCGAAGGTGTAGCCAGCCGCCGCGATTTCAACCCCGCCCGCGTCCATCACGCGCATCGAAGCCGTCCCGCCTTCCACGTTTCGCAAGGGGATGCGGTATTCGGTGTAGGTGTATGACCCGCCGCTGTAATCGGGGATCACGTCCAATTGCGTGAACTTCATCGAGATGCGGCGTTGGTCAAGGATGTTTTGTAGCTGAATGTCTGTCCAGTACGGTTGCCCCGCCACGGTGTAATCGTTGCTGCTTGCATCCGTCATCGCGCGTAAGTCCTGCAACAAATCGCTCATCGTTGCGCGTGCGGCAGTCCATTGAACCGGGATGAGCAAACGAATTTCGCTTTTATCCCCGCTGTTAAGCGTCGCGACCACGCTCACGATATGCGTCCCCACAACGGTCAAGGCCGGTACGGTGATAGGCGCGATATTGGAAGCAATCGTTCCAACGGTCGGGTTTACCGCCGTTCCACTTGGGGGCGTGTGCGTTGCCGTCGCGCTAGCTACGGTCACGCCGGTCGGCAGGTCGTTCGTGAAGTCCGCGAAATAGGTGCGAATTTCACTCACAGATTGCACGGCGCATATAATCTCAGTCGCCATAGTTGTCTTCCTCTCTTTCGTTTGCGCGGATGCGCCGCGTGTCTATGTCAATGGTTTCGCGCTTTCCGGTGGTGATGGGCGTCCTGCCGCCCGCGCTCGCGCTTCCCCGCGCGTTAGCCCTCAACGTCTTCCGGTTGCCCGCGCCCGTGGCCGGGAATACTGCCGCCGCCGTTGCCACCACCACCAGGGCGGCGAGCGTCGCGTTGAGTTGCCCGGTGATTGCGCTCGTGCCGTGCGCGTTTGCGGTCAGCGCGCCCAATGTGTTGGCGGATGCGCCCCGGATGGCAATCGTTCCGGTCGATGCCCCGACCAACGTCCCAAGCGTCGAATTTGTCGCGCCCCTGATTGCCACAACCCCGGATGCGTTGGCGGTCAATGCGCCCAGCGTGGAATTTACCCGCCCGTAGTTGGTGTTACCCTGCGCACCCGTCGCGGTCACGGTCAACGCGCCTAATGTGGCGCTTACCTGCCCCTTGATAGGAAGGACGCCAGTAGACGTGCTTATCAATGCTCCGAGCGTCTTTGACACCTGCCCGGCGATAGCCACCTTGCCGCTTGCGCTTACGGTCAACGCCCCAAGTGTTGCGTTCAGCGTTCCGGTGGTGACAATCGTTCCAACCGATCCGCTGGCAGATACAGTCAACGCTCCGAGTGTTTTCGCCGTCGCGCCTTTGATGGCAACGGCCCCGGCACTTGTGGCGGTCATCGCGGCAAGCGTTTTGGACACCTGCCCCTTGATGGCAACGACGCCCGCCGATGAAGCCGTAAGCGCCCCGAGCGCGGCGTTTACCGTGCCGCTGATTCCGCTGCTTCCCGGCGTGTACTCGATGTGCAATGTCGGCGGGTACTCGCCCTCATAGGCATAGACCTGCACGCCCGCCGCGCCGCCGTCGTTCTGGATGAAAATCTGGATGTATGTCGGGTCGTAACTGTCGGCGAGTTCCTGAATGATCGAGACGATGGACGGCGAATCTTTGGTGTTGTAGCCCGTCCACGCCACATCCCAATCCACTTTTGCGGTGGTGCGGGTGCGCCCGTTGAGGTCGTTCAGCGACGTGATGCGTGCCGGGGTCTGCGCGTCTTCCGCGTAGATCGCCAGGGTGGGGGAGGCCGCGCCGCCGTTGGCCTGGTTGACGTTGTCGATGTACGCGGCGGTGATGGTTGCCCCGGCTAACCCGCTGACTGCCACGCGAAACGCATAGATGCAGTTAGTGCCGTCGTTCCCAAGCACGGGATACCCGTTGGCGATGTCAAATCCGTTCCCGTCAAGGGCCACATCATCCGCACCCGCCGCAATCGCCGCGTTTATCGTTGCCATGTGCTAGGCGTTGCCGTCCGTCAGGGTGAACCCGGTAATGGTCACGGCTTGACCGGCGGCGATGACGTAATTGTCAAGCGTCATGTCCTGTCCCGCGCCAACCACGCCTTGCAAGTGGCACAGCGTTCCGGCGTAGATGCGGAAGAAGTCCGCCGTGCCTGCCGCGTTCGCCGTCCCATCTGTCCACGTCCCTGAAATCGCCTTCGCGCCAGCCGTGGCCCCGCCCATCCAGTCGGCGGGCAGCGTCATTTCTGCCAGCGTCCCGCCCGTGATTGCGGCGGCGGTGTTGGCCGGTGCGCCAGCCGTCAGGTCATAGATGCGCAGGGTTGGAGATGCCCCGATGGTGGTTTCAATCGCGTCCAGCCGCGCGTTTCGTACTTCAGCCGATAATTGGATTGCCATATGTCACCCCTTCAGTAACTTTTCAGAAAGCGCGATAGCCGCGCCGATTGCCTGATCCATGTTCCAATACTGATAAGCGCCCAACCGCCCCCCGATATGGAGCCAGCCCGCCCGCTTTGCGCGTTGCGCGTACTTCGCGTGGATCGTGTTGTTCGCCGCGTCGTTTACCGGGTAGTAAGGTTCCCCGCTTGCCGCCGGGTATTCAGCCGTGATAACCGTGTCGTTTCCCTCGTGCGGCCAAAAGTATCCCCAGTCCATAATCCGCGTGTAAGGCACGTCCGCGTCGCAGTAATTCACCGTCGCAGCGCCCTGAAACTGCTTCGCCTTCACGTGCCGCGTGTCGAATCGAAGCGAGCGATACGCCAGCACCCCGGCGTCGTAGTGGTAGTACGCATCCAGCGCCCCGGTGTAAATCACCTGCGCCGCCTGCGCGTTCCAATGCTGTTCATCGGAGAGGTAATCCACGCCGGTTTGCACTTCGATGCCGCCCAGCATCCGCGTAATCAGCGCCGTGTACCCATCGGCGGGTAGTCCCTGATAGGTATCGGTGAAATAGCGGTCATCGGCGATCGTGCGTATAGGTATTCTTGCGAGTACGCCCGCTGGAACGTCCTCGATGGGGCGGCCCCATTGTTTCGCGGTGTAACCCTCGAAAAACGCCTTGCGAATGACGCTCTCCGCTTCCGGCGCGTCTGGCGCAATCCCTAACTGCTCGAACGTGGTGCGGTTCGGGGGGAAGGAGTACAGCCGCCCGCCTACATTGGCTTTGACGCGGTGGATGTAAGGCAACCAGTCGGCAAACCTTCCAACAAACTGCCAGATGCGCTCGCTGTTCGTGTGGAAGATGTGGCCACCGTGAGACGATACGCGCACCTCGTCTACAATGCTGTCGTGACAGTTGCCGCCGACTTCGGCGCGGCGTTCGATCACCGTCACGCGCTTCCCGGCGTCGGTTAGCATCCGGGCGCATGTCGCGCCGTAAAGACCCGCGCCGACTACGAGAACGTCAAGCATGATGCCTCCACGCCGCCAGCTTCCCGTCAGCCCACAACCCACCGTCGCCGTAGTGCATCCCCGGCTTCAGCCCGCCGTGACCGTGCGCGTGCAAACTCCACGGCGCGATTTTCACGGTCAGCCCGAGCTTCGCAAGTTCCCAACTAATCAGCCATTGCTGCCGCGCCATGTGCGAGAACACGCCGCAGATGTCGGCCCAGTCTCGCATGTACTCGCCGTAGACGATTTCCCACGTCTGGCGCGTCATCGCCAGGAATCCAACGTTGTAATCCTGGTGCGTGTGGACGTACTCGCCGTAGCGTTCGACCAGTTCCGCGTCGCTGATTTGTTGTCCGAGTAGCTTCGCGTCGTTGATGAGCGTTGATTGCCACCCGAAGTTCAGCCCAACCACAACTTGGTTGCCCTCCAACGTTAGAAATGCGCGTTCCTCGTCATCCAACTTGCGCTGCATCGCCATGTCACCGTCGGTGTACAGCAAGGTTTCGCTCGCGTCGCCTTTGATGATGTTCAGGAAGCTGCCGTGCTGGATACATTGCGTTTCAGGCGGTGCGCCCGCGTTGAGCCGCGCGTCCATGAATACGGATTGCGTCGCCCCTTGCGTGTAATCCGGCTGGAACCCGACACCAACGAACGACACGGGGAAGTCGGCGTATTGGTGCAAACTTTCGAGGTAGGGCATTATGCGCGGCAGGTAGCCCGCGTTGCATCCGGTGATTAGTCGCATGGTTTCACCGCCACCGCGTAAACGTCGCCGTGATTCGTGTCGTGCGTGATGGACACTTCCACCCAGTCGCGCAACCAGTCCGCAAGTTCAGCCGGGGCGATATTGGCGTAATGTTCTCCGCGCATGTCGCCCTGTGTCCCGTCGCAACGGTGGGGCAGGCGCGGTTCGGCGGCGGAAGTAAGTAACAGCGTCCCGCCCGGTTTCAACGCCATCCACGCGCTCGCAATCTGTCCCGCCGCGTCTGCGTCGTGTTCCATCGCTTCGGCGGTAATCACCACGTCGAAACGCTCTTGCCCGTCGTAGTCCTGCGCGTATCCCATCCAGTCCACGCCCCTCCCAGGCCACGGGTCAACGCCGAAGTATTCGGCAACGTCTTTGAACAGCGCACGCGGAGATCCATTCACGTCATGCGCCCCGAATTCCAGCACGTGCAACCCGGCGGGTAGGTCTTTGATCTTGTCACTCAGGAAAGCAAACGCCTCAAAGTGCATCTCTGCCCTCCCTGACAATCGCCTCGTAAATCGCGCGGTTGCGTTCGCTCGCGTCGTATGCCCCCGGCGTGCGCGAGGTTGTGTAGTTCGACAGGTGGCGCAGTGGCAACCAGACCTGCTTCAGCCCGATGCCGTTCATGTGCGCCCGCCAGCAAAGTTCGTTGTCTTCCCAGTACAGGCCGGGAAATTCGAGGTCATTCCACCCGCCGATTGCTTCGAGTTCGTCGCGGTGCGCAATCAGGCACCACCCCTCTAAATACATGACCGGGATGCCGTCCACGTATTGCGTGTTCATCGTGGGTCCGTAAAGATTGCCGCGCTTGGCGTTCGCCGCGATTGTTTGCCAGTCGCCGGTCGCCTCAACGTCGCTGTTGAGGAATACCACCACGTCGCCGGTCGCTTTCATCAGCCCTTGATTATTGGCGCGCGCGAAGCCATCGTTTTTGTCGTTGCGAATGTACACGCCGCCGAGCCGCTCAACCATCGCTCGCAAGGCTTCGGCGCAATCTGCGTCGCTGGCGTTGTCGATGATGATGACTTCCGCGCCGCGCACCGCCGTTTCGTAGGCGGGTATCAGTTCGGGGTAGTTGTGCCACGGGGTGATGATGGACAGGCTCATGCTTTCACCGCCTCGATCATCTCTTGCGTGCCCGCCAAAACAGGCTTCCAATTACGCTCCAAAACCTTGTCGGCGTCGTAGTACAGCGCCCCATCCCGCGCGCGACTGCGATAATCCTGGTTTCCGCGCACCTCATAAGCCGCTTCCATGCGCTCCGCAATCGCGCCCACGTTCGGGACGTACTGGAAAGCATCAAAGTAATCGTGATAGATCGGCGCGGCCTCTGCCTTGCTGACCTTCCACCCGCTGAAACATAACTCGCCCATGGCCGTCCAGTCGCCGGTGATAACCGGGCAGCCGCACGCCTGCGCTTCAATTAGCGGGATGCCGAAACCCTCCCCTAAACTGACAAGGCTCAACACGTCCAGCGAGTTGTACAGGTCAACCATGTAGGCATCCGGTAATCCGAGCGCGTAGCTGTATTGATCGACAAACAGCACGTCAACGCCGATCCGCAGCCCTAGCCGCTGGCAGAATTGCGGGATGTTCACGACTTCGCCGCCGTGCAAGCCATCATCGGTGTGAAGGTAAAGAAGCGCGTCGGCGTGCTTGCGTTTCAGCGCGGCGAAGGCGGTGATCTGCTCGAAGAAGGCTTTACGCGGTGGGTTGCCTTTGTTGGCGGCAACCATCCCGATGATGAAAGCGTTCTCAGGCAGGTTCATACGCTTGCGTGCTTCGATGCGGTTGATCGGTTTGAACACGTCGCATTCCACGCCGTGCGGGACGTACCACGTGTCAAGCCCAGAGTTGGCGGCCTGCTTCTGCCCGAACTTCGACATCGTGATGCCCTTCGCGGCCTTGTGCGCCACGCGCAGGACGCCTTGCGGGATGGGTTCGTGGTCAATAGGGAACCACGGGAACCACGGCAGGGTCAATTCGTCGGTGATCGGCCAGATGTCGAACAGCGAGATAATCGCGTCGGCCCCGGCGTGTACGGCGTGGGCGTTCATCACGTCTTGCCCGTAGGGATGCTTGACGACGGGGTAGATAGGGACGCCGCCGAAGTTGACTTTACCGCCTTGCAAGCCGTAGAAGGCGGTGATGCTCATCTCGTGGCCTAGCTTTGCGATGCGCGGGACGAACAGGCGGGTTTGCACACCGTATCCGGTACTTGACCAGGGACTATTTCCAAACCAGTTGATCTTCATCGTGTGTATTCCTCTTTACACCCTCCGACTTGCGCGTGGAAACGGGGGGAGGATGCCCCGCTTGTCAGCCCATGAAGCCTATCCACGCGCTTTGTCATCGTTACTTGCCCATGATGTAGGACAGGGACACGAACGAGCCAGCAGTGATCGTCCCGCTGGTCTGGTCGTATCCGAGCCATTCGCCGCCAGCGACGTAACCGTCAGATACGGTCAACGCCGCAGGAACGGTAGCGGAGCCGGTGACAGTCCCGGCAAACGCGCCGATAGTGCCGTTGGTCGCCGGGGTTCCGGCGTTGCTCATGGTCACGAGTTTGCCACCAACGGCAGTACCGATAGCGAACAAGCTCGCGTCCAGCACAGTGATGCCGCCGCCGCCCGTGGGCAGATGCACAATCGGAATTTCCGTTGCGCCGGTCAACACCACCGGCAGGGTAATTACATGAATGTCAAAGTTTCCGGCCATTTCTCACCTTCCCTTAGCTTGACGGAGCGGTAGCATCGAAGAGCATCTTGACGCCGCGAGCGGGCCGCCAAATGCCATGTGCGTAAATGCCGCTCATGTTGAGTTCGATACCGCGCCGGGAAGCATCGCGCTGCCCTTCAACGCGGATGGCACGCCGCCAGTCAATGGCGATGGCTTCACGCGGGAACACGCCGCCGGTGAAGTCCGAGCCGCTAATGCCGCCGAACACCTGGTAAATCGGGACGCCCATAAAGCGAGCCACCAGCACGCTTGATCCACCGTTGGCATTGGTGGCATCTTGCAGAGCGGGGCCATTCACAACGGAAGCACCGGCAACGGACGCGGCCTTTGCCAGCACAGACCACTGATAACCGTGGATGACACAGCTCAACGGCTTCGCGGCGTTCTTGTTGGCGTTGCGGGCCAGCGCGATAGCGGCGGCCACGTAACCCCAGGTGATGGCGGTTCCAGACGCGCCCACAGACCCGCCGGTCAGGTTCGCCATTTCAGCGATGAGGTCGGTTTCAACCTTGTCTGCGGCGGCAAAACCGAGTTCAGCCGATGCGTCGTTGCGGATGTCTTCAGGCACCTCGGACTCCATGCGGGCGTCGGTGATGAAGAACTGCTCGCCGATTTCCGAGGGGGTCAGGGTTTGGTCAACGGAAGGGGTGAAAGCATCGCTGGTCAGGTCGTCGGCTTCACCAATGTCTTTCGCCGTTCCGTTGTTATACTTGTAGCCCTTGCGGGGGTTCATTCCGCTGGAATCGCGGAACACGGTGACGAGGTTTTGCATCAGCGCGGCTTCGCGCACGATGAAAATCGCGTCTTCCTGGATGTTCTGTGCGATGCTAGAAACATCGCTCCAGTAATTGTTTGCGGTCATTGTTGATTACTCCTAGCCAAACAGCCGTTTGCGCCGTTCAGCGTCTGATTCTCCGTTTGACCCGTTTACCCCTGGATTGGTGCCGGGGACGGTTGGTTTTTGCGGTTTAGGGAGCGTTTCAGCCAACGCCTTCGCGTCGGCCTCCAGCTCCTCAGCCGTCGAGCCTTGCAAGCGTTTTGCAAGCTGGGCGGGCAATCCCGCCTTTTCAGCGGCGGCGCGTTGTAACTCCGCAAGCTCGTAGGCTTTCAACTTCGCTTCGAGTTCTTGGGCGCGTTTCGTTGCCTTCTCGGATTCGGTCATCTCGGCCTCTTTCCGTTTGGCCTCGGCGGCTTCAAGTTCCTCTAAGCGTTTGCGGCGGGCGGCGGCTTCCTTGTTCGCTTCTCGGAGCGCGTCCTGCTGCTTCTGGTACTCAGCCTTTGAAAGCGTCACCATCTCGGTTTCGCTCGCCTTCGGCTGTTGTTCAACCACCGTCTCGGTAGTTGTTTGGGTGGCCATCTCGGCCTTGATTTCTTCTGGCATCTCGCCTCTCCTGAATTGCGTGAAATAAAAAAGCGGCTAATTCCTGAACCGCCGATCTCTCGGTAGCTCGTGAATTAGCCGCTGGTTTCCCGGTAGCCTATTTCGTGTTAGCGTTTATGTTTCGGGACGATGCTTCGCTCCATGTCCATGTAATCCTCAAGCAAGCCCAACGCCATGATTAGCAGTTGCCTGATTCCCATCAGCAGGGTGTGAGTTTTTTCACTCATTTTCACCGTTGTAATTCTCGCAATCCATCTGTACAATGTCAGTATTCACGGAGGTGACTATGACGATGGACACGGCTGGAATAATCCTTGTACTTGCCTTTGGCATTGGCTACCTGTACATTCGCAAAAACCCAAAGTATGTCGGCGAGGTTAAATTCTGCCCGTTTGCCGCCGGGATCGGAACCGGCATGATTGTCGCGTCATTCTGGGCGCTCGCCGTCATTGACCGCATGTTTTAGCGCGTCCCTGTCAAATTCATTTTTCAGGTGTTCATACACTTCGCGCCTGACACGCCCCAGGTCTTCGGCCTCAATCAGAAACCCGAGACTGTCGCAGTATCCGGTATACCCGGTGACGATCAACAAAGCCAGCGCCGTTGCATTGTCTTTTGATTTCTGGTTATCGCTCATTTGGTCCTCGCTGGTCGCTTGCCATCGACGGCCTGTTTTACGCGTTCCCTTTGCTTCTTGCGCTCGTCAAAAATAAACTTGGCGTGCGCCGCTAACACCTTGGTGTTGTCCGGGTCGATGTTTATCCAGAAGAAAATCGTCTCGCCGTTCTGTTCGGCTTCGTATGCGAGATAGACCTTCCCGGCAGATTCGTCTAGGCGAAACTCTACGTCGCTTCGATGCCATACGATGATTTCGTCTTTGATCATTTAGTCCTCACCGGCGGCTCTGCGCCCAACAACTGCCACAGCGGGGCGGTGGCCTTCATGTTGCCGTATACCGCGTCGTTGTGTTCTGTCACGATCTCGCCGAATTGAAACTCGCCGCCCTTCCACGCCTCGAACTTTGTCTTACCCAACGCCTGCTGTTGATACGCTTCGGGTTGTTTCTCAAACCACAGCACGCCGCTTTCGATGTCGTTCTTTGCGCCGATAACTAGCGGCAGCATCGCGCAATGACCGCAATGGTGATCGTTTAGTTTCTCGCTCAGCGGGTGTACCGTGCCGTGCATTGCAACGCACGCGGGGCAAGCCTGACGTAAATCAGCGTACCAAATCCAACTTTCCACTACATCGTCATTAGCAATGTAACTGGCGCGGTTGGCTTCGCGGTAGGCGTAAATCTGTACCGTGCGCATCATGCGCAGGCTGTCGGTCAATCCCATCCCGAAGGCGTCTGTCAACGCCCGCCCGATTACTTTCGGATTCTTGCCCAGCCCCACGCCTTCGATGATGGCCTGCGCCACCTGGTCAGCGGTGTACCCCGGCAGTCCGCCTAACCGCTTGTACAATTCGCCGTCGGGCGAGAGGAAGCCCAACAGTTGTTCAATCGCGCCAGTGTTCAGCACGTTGAAACGCGCCGCCAACTGCGAATCACCCAGCGCAATCGCCACCAATGCCCGCGCGTTCGCTTCGCCCATGCGGATGGCTTCCCGCGCCGCCGTTGACATTTCCACTTTCGAGTACGCCGAATAGTCGGAGAGTTCGCCGTCGATGCGTTTCATCAACTCGCCGTAGCGCCGCATCCGCTGTACCTGCGCTGGCGTCATTTCTTCGCTCGCCGCAATTTCAAGCACAAGCGCGTCGGCCAGGTCGCGCACGCGGGCGAATAGCCCTTGATACGCGGTGATGAGCCGCCGTTCCGCTTGCAAGTCCTTTGCAATCAGGGCGCGCTTGAATTGTTCGGCGAGTTCGATGACGGTATCAGGCATTGGTCGGGTTCTCTAGTTCGCTCTTTGTTTCAACCTTTCCAGTTGTTCGAAGCTCAATTATTACTCTTGTGTATCCGTCTGTGTATCTGACATCAATTTGATCTATCGTTGCGTCTGATATTGAAATAGCCTTCCCGTCGTTATTCCATATCAACAAACGGCACAACTTGCTAATCACTCCGTACATTCTGTCCTCCTCCGTTCTCAAACGCCCTCAAAATAGCCGCGCCAACGTTGTCGCCGCTGGCTTTCTCCGCGTCCATGCGCTCCTGTTCTTGCGTCCAGTCATACCCGCGCTTGTCGGCGATGGTCTGCCGCGACACGATCTGCATGTTCAAATCGGCCTGATACGCTGTGCTGATTTCGGTTTCGTTGACCGGCAGGAAGTCAGGCCACACGCAAACGGCGGGCAATGGCTTCTTGTCGGCGATGGTTTGCAAGCGAATAACTAAATCCTCAATGGCGTCGCCGAATAACTCGCGCTTTGTTTTGACAAGGTTCAGGTTATCCTGGTACAGCACTTTCAGCCCGAAGTTCGTCAACGCCCCGAGCTTGTCTTGCATACTGTCGATGTCCACCACGCGCGCATTGTCGAACATGGTTTGTCGCAAAGTGCGCAGGTATTCCATCGAGCCGGATAAATCGCCAAGCTGTTCAAGTTGGCGCAGGTCGGCGTCTTGCCCGACTAACTTGATGATCTGATCGACGCCAACGTCCAACTTTTCAAAGTCGGCGTTGACGCTGTACATCTTGGGGTGCGCGTAGATGCGAATGATCTTACTCAGGTTAGACGCGACGAAGTTGACCCGATCTTGCAAGCGAATCAGGTTGGCGTCGATGTCGGGTTCGCCGTAAACGCTGTCAACGCTGGGGAGGTTTTGCCAGTGAACAACCGGCGCGAAGTCGTAAGCCCACGGCGTGCGGCTGTCCTCAATCCAACGTGCGCCGTCGCCGCTGTCGCTGTGGTAGTCGATGATTTCCCATGACCCGCCGTCCAGGTGTTCAATCGTGCGCCGACGGGCGCGTTCCTTCCCATCCGGTCCCGTGATCTTGTACTGGATGACGTAGCGCAGCACGATCTCGAAATCCTCGGGCATGGTTTCAATCGTGACGAACGCCGGGTCAAGTAAAGTGATTCGTGGGTATGCCTTGCCGTCCTTCCCGAAAACCGACCCGCCCGAAAGGTCAAGGTATCCCGTGCCGGCCTCGGTCGCGGCCAACTCTGCGCGGTGGAATAGAATCTCTTGATGGTTGGCGTTTAGGCAGGCCTTCACCCACGCTTCGCGCTCGTCCTCGATTTCGTCATCGCCCTCGAAGTCCAGGGTCACGCCGCCGCCGATGACCTGCGAGGTCACGCGGTTGGCAATCAACCCGGCGAAGTTGAGGACAATGTTATCGTCAAACTGGTTGTCTTTGACTTTCAACTGCCGACGATGAAAGCCCTCACGATAATCGCGCGCGGTGGCGATGGTCTTCCCGCTGGCTCCAATCAGGCGGTCAGCGAGTTTGTTTGCGATTGCGTTGTATACCCCGTCAAAAAATCCCATGTTTACCACCCCGCGAAAGGATCGTCAATTACGGTTGAAGTCGGACTGGCGGGTTGGTTACACATCATCACCGCCTCGCCAACGTCGGGACTTCGCCCGATGCGTTCTTTAATTTCGTCTTTTTCCTCAATCAATACGCCCGACGTTGTAACCTTGTAGCGTGGTGCGCATAGATCAGCCAACAATTCCGGATCGTTCGGAAGCGCAATATCATCGCCATTGTCGGGGTCGAGCGCGTCGCGCATACGCCAGTGCATTTCTGCGCGCTTGTTTCTCATTTTTAACTTGCCCGAACGGTCGCGGTAGTTTGAACCCTCCGCAACGTTCATCGGGCATACTTTCTCATACATCGGCTTCAGGTGGTCAAACGTAGACGAGCCGACGCCGATAACATCAACGTTGATATAGCCGGGGTTCTCGTTTCCAAGTTCCGCGTGTATCAATGTCGCCGCAGTAGCACCGTCTACCACCACTGCGCCCGGCCAGCTTTTGACTTCCGTAAAATAGTTGTCATAGCGCCGTGCGAGGGTCATCTTGTCTTTGCCTCCCCGCGCCGCGTCCACCCCAACAGCGACAAGCGGAACGTTTGGCTTTTCGCGCTCCAACCATCGGCGTTGCGCGAGTCGCACCCATTCTGTCGGGATAACCTGGAACGGGTCTTGTACTGCACTTGCGCTAAAATCGCCGTATAGCAACATGGAGCGCAGCGGTTCCGGCATAGACTGAATAACCGAGCGATAACGCGGGTCGCTTGACAGGTAAACGTTGTCATCCAAACGCGCCGGAATAAATGTGCGGCTTCGGGGGTAAATAATCTCGCCGTCCACATCAACGGGGTTGCCGTCTGGGAATTCTTGTTCTCTCCCGCCGACCGTTGCGTACCAGCGAAGTTCTCCCGCCTGCGCGGGGTGGGGGTGCTTCTTGTCCAGCCACGCGCCCCAGCGCCGCATAACCCATCCGCCAGCCTCGTCGATGGGCGGGTTGCCCGTGGCAATAATCCTTGCCCGCTGCCCAGATTCGGTTGTGCGGTTCCAGCCGCTAATAAATTCATACTGTGATTCCGTGAACTCTGGCAGTTCGTCAAACGCTTTGAGGTCGTGGGCGCGTCCCTGCCAATTCGATTTGTTTTCCTCAAATTGAACCGCGCCATACTCAATCGTCCGCCCGTTTGGGAACGTCCAAATTTTATCGGCTTTGTTTTCCTGTGCGTTTGTTCCGATAATCTCACGGCTGCGGCGCATGATTCCTTGAAGGTTGGGATATACGCGGCGAAAGATTGCGGAATGTTGGTGGCATTCCGTTGCCATGCCAATGACAAGATCGGTTTTTCCACCACCCGCAGCGCCGCCGTAGAATAGTTCATCTGCCCTCGAAAGGAATGCTAACCATTGCGGCTTACTCTGTGGAACCCATAGCGCCTTGCGGCCCCGAACCCTGTCCAGAAATGCTTTCTCGGAGGGCATCAGCGAGTGTAGATATTGACCGATCAAATCTTTCATCTGATACCCCGTTTTCGATTTTCTCTCCTCCCGTTGTAATATCAACGTTGTTTGTAAACAGCTTGTGGAACTTTCCCATGTCGCGTAATGCCTCGTGGCGACTATAAAGCTCTATCTCTGTTTCGATCACTTCCTGATCTTGACCGTCATCACTCTTTGCTAAGATGGTCGTTACTTTTTGCTTTATCTTTTTGATGAGGTTCGTTTTTGGGTTGACGATTCGTTTCCCGTCCTCTTTTTCCTCAACCAATCGGAATGTAAAACCGGATGGAGTAATATCCATCAAGTCGGCAATATCACCCCTTGCAATATCGGTCAAGCCAAGCAATACCTCGTCGGCGCTCATCACCCTTTCGCGGATGGCGTTAGAAACCTCAACATTTTTCAACAGGCGCGAACCCTGAGAATAAGCGGTCGCCTCCGAATAGCCGGCGCGAATAGCCGCCTGTGTTGCATTGAAGTCAACCAGGTATTCGGCTATGAATCGCGCTTGCCTATTCGTGATTGCCATCACCCGCCCTTGTACGCCTTCAGGAACGCCTCGACGCCAGCGACAATCGCGGCCTCAAAGTTGCCGGTCGGCGCGGGTTCCGGTTCCGGCTCCGGCACGGGGTAATTCTCCGGCTCCACGAATCGCGCGTCAATCCACACGCCGCCCCACGCAACGGGGTGAAGGCTGGCCGGCCACGTGGTTGGCTCCAATTCGATCATGCCCTTGCCAACATTGATCTTATGGACCTGATACAACTCGCCTTTATTCAGCTTGCCGATGTTCTCGTTTTTTTCAGCGCGAGAGTACGCGGTAACGGTATCGCCCTGGTCTGGCGCGATTTTGATAAGCTCGCCAACAACAATTTTTAGGATATCCATAGTTTTCCTTCCAGCGCTTCCACGCGCTTCACAAGGTCTAATAGAATTTCGTGATCGGTCGGCTCGTGCGCCAGGCCAAACGCGGCATTGAACGCGGCCAAATCGCCGTTGTAATAGTCCATGTCCAAGTCTTTCGACTCCGCGCCAAATTTCAAGCCGTCGCCCTTCGCGCTGTACTGCCAGAACATCCAGTCTTTCCACGGTGCGGGGATCGCCGGTTTCGCCACGCCGTAATTGGCGATCCACAGCGGGCGGGCGGCGAAGTAATCCGCGTGTGTCCCGTCCCAAAACTCGCGCCAGTACGACGGCCCGGTGTAGATCATCACCCTGCGCCCGAGCGCAATCTCAACGGTGTTACACGCGGCGTAAAGTCCCTCGGTCGCGGCCTTCTTGCCCTGGATATTGGCGCGGCACTCGTAGTCAATGACTGGTGTTAGCTCCCCGCTGTCGTTTTTCAGAACGCCCGCGAAGAACTTGCCCTGTGCCGCGCCGGTTGTAGTCCAGTCCAAAAAGTGATACGCGCCGCGCGGAACCCCGGCGGCCCTCGCGTTCTGCCAGTTTTTCAGAATGTCCTGGTCCATCCAGGTAGACTGCGATGCCTTGATGAAAACGTAATTAGCACCCGCTGATCTGGCCCTGTTGAAGTCGACCATTTGCGGCGTGCTATTGTCATCCTGCCAGCGCGAAACGTCTATACCAAGTAAGGTCATGGCGTCCCTATGTGTCCAATGATTCCCGGAAGAACGCTCGTGAAAACGTAGATGATGATTGCGCCGACGATGGTATAGATAAGCCCGGTGATTCGGCTCGTCATCTGGTCAAGCGTTTTTTTGATGTCCGCGTAATTGGTTTCGAGCTTTCCAATGCGCTCTTTCGCGCCCGGCTTTCCGTTCCCGTCGATGAATTCATCGTGCTGCGAAACGGTCTTTTCGAGCGTCTCGACCCTACCAGTAAGTTGCGCCGTTGTCAGCGTCGTTGTCGCCATTGCGTGCGCCCTACGCCGGTAAAGTTGGCTTGACGAAAAACTTTTGCACAGCGTCATGCAGGAACGACGCGCCACGCCCGATTGACAGCCCGGTCAGCAAAATGCCAAACGGCGTGATCGGAATGTCGGCCCCCAGGAAGACGCCCAACAGTGAGAGCAGATCAAATTGATAAACAAACGCGCCCACAACGCCAACGGCTGCGGACACGTAGATCAACGCCCACTGGTACGGTTTCAGCACCGGGGTATGTTCGCACAACTGGCCGAACAGATATTCCACGAGCGCCTCAACCAAGAAAGCGAGCAGAAAAACCACACCCAAAATCGCTAATACTGACATTGTTTTACCCCTGTGCTACTCTATAAAGCGTTTGTTTTATTGACCCATTCGGGTTATAAATTGTCGTTTTTACCAAGTTTGTTCCGGGAACCCTAACCCCGTCTAGCGGCTCATTCCACAAAAAGCCATAACCATCATCATCACCCTCGGTCGGTTCACCGTCCGAAGAATCGCCATCACTCCACTCGTGAACAAACCGCGTAAATTCATCAAAGTCCATCTCTGGATAGGCGCGGGCTTCAGACAGGTTTGCCGCCGCCTCGCTTGAAATTGGAGCGCAATACTCGTCAAATAGTTCAAGGTCGTGGTTGTGTCGGCGGGCTCTGTCAACCTCTCGTTGTTCGTCGTGAACAAGAAGGTTGACCCAATCCGGCCACTTTCTGGGATTTCTTCCGTAGGCTTCGCGACAATCCTTGCAAAGTGGATCGCGTGACCTTATTGACTTTCCACAAACGCATTGACGAGTTATCAACGTTTCCCTCCAATATCCTGTGGCATAACTCAAATAAAATATGCGACTTTGACAGAAATGAATATATTTTCTAATAATCGACAAACGTTCGATTGATCCACCCCCATCATTTCGCCGATCTCTGCCTGCGTGTACCCCTGCGCGTAAAGAAGCGCCGCCCTCCGTTGCTTCGGCGTGAGGGCGGCGAGCGCGCTTTCTAAGTCCATGTATTCGTCAAGTTTGTCGGTCGGTCGGTCTGTCATTCTCCCCCGCTAATCACCAGTAATTTTGAAAATAATGTCGGGCCTAAGGTGTTTGAGCATCTTGACTTTCAACTCGCAATCTTCCTGTATGATCGGCTTGCGCTTCCCCGTCCGCTTGTCAAGCCGCCACGCCTTCACGTCCTCGACCACCAATGCGCCGCTTTCCGCAAGGATGTACGAAAAGTCTGGCGTGTAAGTGATTGCTCTCACGCGCTCCCCGTTGTCCATCACGAACGCCGGTTGAAGCGTGTACTTCGGGTGGACGCATAGGTCCGCAATCCCGCCGCACTCCTCATCGGCGTAGAGTTCCAAATAGCGGTCGGCCTCGTGCTTCGAGTCGAACGTAATCCCGAATAGCGTCACCTTGCGGCTGCGCTGGCGTGCGCCAGTGGCGTATGTCGTGCGGCGCTCAGTCATGATTCGCTCTCGATCCCGCACGTCACGCACGCACTGGCCTCATCCAGCCCACACAGCAGCGGCGCGTCGATGCGCTTGTTCTGATACCGTTCGCGTAATTCCTTCAGCGTCAGCGGCTGTGTTTCGCCTGCCGTCTGCGAACGTAGAATGGCATAGTCCTTTCGCTTTGGGTGGTCGCGCATTTCCTGCTCCCAGGCTTCGATTTCGGCGTAGCGTTCGGGGAAGTTGGCGAGTGTCCGCAACCAATCGCCTTGTCCTTGTTTCACGCAACGCCCGCCGCAGTTGGCATGTGTGTAACCGAGCGCATACATGCGCGGCGGTTCAATGCCCCAATCCTCGCGGGATACCTGGGTATAAGGTCTAAACTCAATCGGTTTCCATAGCAGCGGGAAGTCAACCGTATAGCCCAACCCCTCGTAGTTTCTGCGCGTCGGTTCGCACCGATGCACCTCCGCGAAGTCATACCCGATGTGAACAGTTACCGGCTCGGTTTGCTCTGCCAACCACGCGCGAAAAAGTTCGATTTTCAGCCGGAAGGTACACGGGGCGAGTTTGTTGTTTGGTATCACGTGCTGAGCACGTGATACCTCGTATGGGTTGCGGCCCTCGACTAATCGGATGATTTCAACGTCGAATCTCGCGGCGAACTCATCCATAAATCGATAATTGTCATCATCCTCGAAAAGTGTGTCCATGAAAACGATGCGGATATTTTCCTTGCCGTAGCGTTCCAACACGCGGGCGGCGGTGAGCGCGGAAGACAACCCGGATGAAAAACTAACGGCGTGTATCATTCCACCGCCTCCACCCTGCACCCGGCGCAGGCGCGTTTGTGATCCAGCCACGCCTTCCACGCCGCGTCAATGGCCTCCACCAGCGCCACGTATGCCTCGAAGGTATCCGGCCTGTCGCGGTCCGCTAGGTCGCAGTACGCCTTGTACAGCGGTTCGCCGTCGGCGCATGGTCGCCAGACAAGGGTGGTCATTCCGAGCCGCCTTTCATGTCGTCTTTCATGCGGGCGATGGTTTCATTCAGCGCCCCTTGAATTTCGTCAACAAATTCGTGATCGACAAAAAGACAAATACAAGGAGACGTTACGTCGCGAGCTTCAAAAAACTCACTCTTTTTCAGATGCGTCACTTTTTCACCCGTTCCGCCACAATATCGGCACCCTTCGCGTGGCGCATGATGAATTTCTGGATATTTCGCCTTCAACTCTTCGTATGTCATAGATCAAACTCCTCTCCGTGAACAGGACACACCCACTCGACCCGCGCCGACATCTCGCGCCAGCACTCGCAACGCGGCGGGGCGGGGGGGTGGCTTTCCAACGTTTGATTTCTTCCAGTAGTTTGAGAATGGTTGCGCTGCGAAAAATACGATTCCCGCTTTGCGCACGCTCTCGAATTTCGGCAAGCTCAGCATCTGTCATCTCCGCCACCTTCCCCAATCTGTGAGCCAAGCAATGATCAATGCGCCAGCAACACTCATGTAGAGAATCAGTACAATCGCCATGACGATAATGACGATTATGTCAGCCGTTGTCATCGTTTCACCCCCGCGCATTTCGCGCACGTCTGTTTGTGATCCTGCCAGCGGCGTTCCGCGCCTTCGGCTGGCCGGTTGTGTTCCAGCGCGGCGACAACTGCCGCGTGTAATGCCTTGCCAAGTTTGCAGATTGTGATCATTTCGTTTCCTCTCCCTCAATCCGATAAGCATAAATCAGCCCGTCGTCATCCTCTGTCAGCGGCAACCCGAGCGCCTCAAATGGCAGCAGCGCCCCGTCCGGCCCGCCGTGACTGCCGACGCGACGCGCAATCTCTATCGCTGGCACGCCGTGATCCTGGCGCAGCAACCAGTCGTAGACCGCGATGTATTGATCGGTGCGGTTTCTCACGCTTCTACCTCATACGGCTCAAACACGAACGGTAGCCCGGCCTTCTCGCGTAGTCGGTTCGCGCCCTCTTTGCGCCCGATGCGCTCAAACGCCGACGCCAACAATTCCCATTCGGCGGCGATGAACTGACCACTCGCCCGTTTGTCCTCCAACTCGAACGCCCGTTCGCGCAGCAGGTCGCCGTGATACACAGCCGCCCGTTGGTTCGGCAATGCTTCGGCGGCGACGTGGCGGCTGGCGTCTACGACTTCGCTCACCGACGGGAACCATTTACTGCTCGTAATAATCCTTTCGAGCGCCGATTCGATTACGTCCGGCGCGAACTCAGACAGCGCCTTGATGTAAAAGTGCATCGCGGGCGGCAGCTTCCCCTTGTCGTAGGCCGGGAACGCATTGGCGGCGGATGTCATCAACTGCGTGATTTTCTGCGCGTTAGCCATTTGGATGATCCCTTTCGTATTCATCGGCGGCGGCCTTCATCGCCGCCTCAAAGTCGGCGTCGGATTGCTTTGGGCGTCCGTTGCGCTCCCGCTTGCTTTTTTCAACCGCGCACGCCTTGACAATCGACTGAGCGCCCAAGATAGTGCGGCCCGCTTTCGTCAACCACGTCACCGCCGCGTCAATATCAGCTTCGGTTATTTCGTCTGTCACGAGCTGATTGATTGCCGCATCCCATCGGTCAGGATCGGAGTTCTCGCGCGTCAAGCAGATTTTGTTCGACACAAGCGCGTTCATTTTCGTGAACGGCGTTTGAACAAATTCAAATTCAGATGCATTAACAGATTCAGATGCAGATGCAGATTCAGCCGCACCAACCTCCGCTTGATCTCCTCCTGATAAACTCTTGACCGGCTCTTGACCTTCTCCCGACTGTTCCTTTTCAATACTTGGAGGAGGCGGTAATAAGCTCGGGCTTTCCTTCTCCGTTCCGCTTTGATAGCTCGTCCAGTTCACGGAATAGAAATATGACCTTCCGTCAACCTTGTAACGAACTATCATTTTTCGACTTTCAAAGAAGTCGAAAGCGCGTTTTATGTCTGCCTCGTCTACTACGCGCCGAAGGGGGAACATGCGCGAGCGAACCCAGGCCGGAAGGTCAATTCCGCGCCCTTCGCTGTCAAGGATCAGCGGGAGCAGCAACCACACAACGCGGCAAAAATCGTCTGGCATTTCGTTGAAGTCAAAACTGTCAAGCGTCTTTGTCCAGGTCTTGCGATACTTAGGCATTTGCCCTGCCTCCCCGCAGACTAATGCTTTCCAATGCGCCCGCTTGAAATTCCATGTTTTCCATCCACTCGTACCAAGAGTCCGAACGCAACGCGATTGCTTTCAGCGATTCGATGGTTGCGCCCAATCTAAACGCATATTTCAACCGCCCAATCGCATATGAAAGGTCGCAGTTGCGAAATTTGTTTCTGAGTATTCCGCGAATGTAATAAAGGTCGCTCATTTCTGGCCTTGACCTAACCGAACAAATACGCGGAATTTTTTCAAAGGCACAATTCCACGATTCGTCCGTCGTTTTTCCATCCTCGGTGATGATGTATTGATCCGCAGAAATTCTCATAGCCTCAATTACTTCATCAAGGCCAAATTTTCCAACCCATTTTTTGATGTCAACCAATCCGTCTTTACTTACCGTCCACCCAGGCGCAAGCTTTTCCCAATAGGACGCCGCGCCGCGAGCTTGCTCTGCCTCAAGGTCAAGCAGGCCGGATTTCCATTCCAGCATCATTTCAATCTGTTCATGCCGCTCTTGTAAATCTTCGAGTTGCTGGCGTTGTTTTTCTACAACCGAGTTATCCGAAAGTTCGCGCGCGCCTTTTCCCAGGTTGCAATCAACGCATGATGTCACGAGATTTAGTATGTCGTTCTGTCCGCCTTTGGCGACCGGCGCAATATGGTCAACGTGTAGGACTACATCCGGTGCTTTTTTCCCACAATACTGGCAGGTAAACCCGTCGCGCTTGAAGACCTCAAACCTAATCCTTTTTGACAGGCTTTCGCGCGTCATAATTCCTCCTCCTCGCCGTCAATCAAGTAGTAAAGGTTGACCGAAAAAAACAGGATACGGGCGGAAACAATCTCAACGTATCCGTCCGTTCCGTCAGAATCCATAATTTGCAGTTGAAACATCGTTGGATTGCCGCCGATATAAAAGTTGATACCAACTCTCATCCATCCGACTTTCACGGATGTATAAAGTCCGGCAGCATACTTTTTGACAAATGGCTCAAACTGGAGTTCCATCACCCCACCTCCTCAAACATGACATACACGCCCCACGTCCACGCCCGCACCGGCTCGCCGTGTTTCGCCGTGTACGCGGCCAGCGCGGACTCGACGGTTTCGCCGCCGACGAGGGCGTACCAATGCGCATCGGCGGGCAGGTTGGGCGGCTCGCAGGGGGTGAGGGTCATGGCCTCTCTTCGCCATTCAGCGTGGCTACCGCATGAGCGTGGATTGCTTGAACGCCGGGGAAACGCCGCCAATCCGGTGCGACGTTGGACATATCAGCAATTCTCTCCAATGACGCCCGCAGCCGTTCGATTTCGTCGTGTTCGGCCAACCGCGTCAAGATTATGCCGTCCATCTCGGTTGATGGATTCGCGTCTGGCAACCCACAAAGTGATTGGCACTTTTCGTAGAATTCGGAATAGCTAGCAAGGGCGTCATCACGAAAACCCAACAGGCTGCGCATCCGTTCGATAACCTTGTCGCGCTCCTCGATGGCCGTCAGCGCGTCGGGGTAGTTGCTCGCGGCGGCGATAAGGCATTCCGTGTTGATGTCGGCGCGTGGAAAATCCGCGAAACGCGGCGTCTGTAACATGGTGATCGCAATGATTTTGTCGTGCGGGAAGTTCTGATCGTTTTCGTCAATGTCGGCCTCGGGGCCGTCTTTTTCGGTGATGTAATAGGCATTCATGAAAAATTCATCATCAACGTTATGGGCCTCAAGGGGAAGTGTGTACTTCGCCAGGGCCGCCAGTTCGCGCTGTTGCGCAATAAACTCGGGTGTAAATTTGTCAGTCATCGTTACCTCCGTTGCTCAACGTCCAAATCAATCGCGGCCAG